CGTCAATATATCTTTAGCAATACTAGTGTCTGTTTTTTTAAAAACTATACTAGGTTCTAATTGATAATTTGTTCGGGATTTACTTGGTTCCTCTAGATATTTGTCTGTGGTATTAACACCATAACCAAACTTACTACCAATATAACCTTGTATTCTTTTAAAATCTGGTTGTTGTGTTAATTGATCCAGCGTAGCCTGTAAAAACTGACTATTAGTTTTTGTTTTAAAAATTTCCGGTAAGAAATCAATTGTTCTAACTTTTGTTACCATTATTATTACCTATATTAACCTGCTTTTAATTCACTTGGGGTAAGTGCTGTTATTACTACAATATCTGTTGCCTGTGCGCCATTTACGAATATTTCATAAGGGGCACTTTTGATTTCATATAAATCACCAAATGTAAGTAATGGGCTAGTTGGAACTAGAACCACAGAACTTATTATATCTCCTAATTGAGAATGCAAATATGAACTTAATTCACTAAAATAAAATGTGTCTCCAAACGTCCAGTTGTCAATACTAAAATAAGTGTTTAATTCTGTAAGAACATTTGTACGAATTTCACTATCACTTATCGTTGTCAACGGTGATTTAATAACTTTAATTGTGCCTCTTAATTCAGGTGCTGCTTTTGCACCAAATAATGGTTTAAATCTAGCACTGTTAACAACCACCGCATCTGATAACATTTTATATTCATAAATGTTACTATAAGTTTGTGTCAATTCATTAATTGTTGGTCTTTCTGGTTCGATGATTGTATCTGTTGTATCACGTAACCAATTTTGATATGCAGTATAATAACTTTGTGTTAATAAGTACAAATCAATAATATTTGTTGTTGCCGGATCAATTCGTGTTGTGTCACCCGAAATATGTTTATATTGGAAATATAAACCTTGACGACCTGTCTTTTGACTGTAATCTGTAGCTGATATCAAATTAACAATATTAGCACTGGTTGTATCACTTACTGATTGATAAAATTTATCTTCTACAACTGCATAAAATACTTGTCCTACTGGGAATTCATATTTGACAATTGCGATTTCTGATTCTGATGCATAAGCATATACAATGTTACTAGTAGGAATCATCTCAACACGTGACAACAAATTTGCATCAATTATTGTTTGAAAAAAACAATATTTGTCGTAATTACCTGTTCCAGGTAAGTAACCTGTTATAGTAACAAAGAAATCTGGATTTTTATATGATCCAACACTTGTTAAATCAAAATTACTTAATTCAACACCAAAATCATTTATATATCCGTCTGATTCAATTTGTTGACCAAAAACATTTAATTTAATGTCTCCTGATAAAGGATAGTTATTAGTTGGTTGTGAGTTAGCTTTTAAAACAGTAACAGTATCCTGTAGTAATTTTCCACTTAGTGGATCATATATTATTTTATCTCTGTCATATGTAAATCGTACATCATTGACACTAGCGAAATAATAACCTATAGATTTGTAAGTTACCAAATATCTAGTAGAACCCAAACTTTCAAATTTTACCAAATATTCAGTATTATTAAATGTGCTAGTAGACCAGCGTTCTTGATTTGCTAACAAAGAATTATCATAAATCAATGAAAAACTTTGTCCTAATCTAATTTTTGTAATACATTCTTGTGTTAAAGTTGTACCTAAAACATTAGTTAAACTAGGAATAATTACAGATAAAACTGCCCCGTCAGGTATGCTATTAGATAAATTAATAGGTCCCAGTCCATTGTTAAGATTACCTTCGCCATTATTATATCCATCACCTATGACGCTTAACACGCTAGTCCAAATAGATGTAACATCACTCGGAGATGCTAATCCTGCAACTAATTTATTGTCAGTACCAAAATAATATCCAGAAGGGGCTACAAAACCTAATAGTGCGCCTTGAGAAATATATTTTACATTTCCTTGTGCATAGACACCAACTGATATAGGCAATCCATTACTATAGAAATATCCATTACTTTCTCCTGAAAGATTGAAAGTTTGATTCCAAGAAACAATGTCTCCGCTCATTATATATCGGGTGTAAAATTGAGTATAGTATTGATAAACGCGGTTGCCGCCTAATACATCAGGTAAATATTCTGATAGAAAATTTGTAATATCATTTGTTGTTGATGCTGTAAAATTAGTAAAACCATCGTTGGTTACTTCATATAGTCCACCATCATCTGCAAAATCATTTGTACTAGAATATTTTGCACTTGGGTCTAACAAATCAAAATTTCTAGATACACCTACACTACTACGATTAATGGCTTTGCTTTTGATAATTGAACTATAAAGAGTATATGGAAAATTATTATAATCTTCGCCATTAACCATACGATTTTGTGTATAATAGCGTTGTGGAGCACGTTCTTTTATTTCAGGTAATGTTTCACGTTGTTGAGCAGTACTAACAGGTAGTTGTAAACTAATTGTTGCTGTCAATGTTTCTGTTCTATTGCTACGACTTATGTAAGGAATAGAAAGAGTTATACTTTGAAATTCAGACGGATCGATGACATAATTTAAACCATTACTAGAACGTAATAATGCAGTAAATGTCCCTACCGGAACTTCACTAAACACACCGTCACCAAACACATATGTTACTTGATCATTTGTTCGTGAATTTACACTATATACTTTTTTACCGCTAGTTAATTTTTGCAAACTAGCATTTGCATAAACACTTTCTACTTGTGTCCATAATGTGAGTTCGGTACCTGCTTGATCACTTTGATACAACCAAGTATCAGTGTTATTAATACCTTCAATGTTTACATCAACACTATTATTTGTAATTTGTTCTGGTAAATTAAAAGTATATGAAGTTAATGATCCTTGTTTAAAGTAAATGAAGAATCCTGTATTTGCGCTACCGTAACCTAGTTTATCATTCCTATATAGAATATTAAATAAACTAGTGTTGCCCGGTGGTACTTCGTACATGTCATCACTGTCAACACTGGTTACACTTACACCCTCAAATCCCATTGATATTCCATCTACTGTTGCCCCGAATGGAATTACAGGGGTAGCCCCGTTTGGTAAAAATATACTATACTCATCCGTTTTGATGTTTAAAATTGATTTACTATTTCCAGGTTTTCCAACTTTTTGAGTATCAATTAACGCGGAATTTATTATAGAATTAAATTGTTCTTGCCAATTTGGATTAGATGGATCATTCCAAAGTATAGTTAAATTACTTAGATTTAAATTATTAATATCACGGATTTGTTCTGATGTTGATACTGATACAATTTTTGCGTAACCTTGACCTGCAATATTTCTTTTTGGAGTATAGCTCACTAGGTTAGCTAGTTTGATTACACTGTCTCTACGTTCCGCAGTGTCAATAAAATTTTCGCGGGTATTTAAATCATTACGGAAACTTAATGCTTGGCCCATATAGGCCATAACGTCTAGCAACGCAATATATTCGCTAGATTCTATATAGTCATTAAACGTTTCAGGGTAATAAGTTCGGAGATAATCTACAAAAGTTTTACGTAAGGTATCATAGTCATAGCTCTGAAAATCAGCTTGACTATAATTTTTGTAGATTGATTTCCAATCGTTTACACCAAATATACTTGATTGTCTTGAACTTGTGGCCATACTATAATCTCTTTATAGTATTTATCTATTTGAAAAACACCTAAATTTAGGCACTATATGCTTGGGTCGTGTTTTGATCGAATCTAATAGCTAATTGCTCTACATCATTGAAGGGAGAAATAGCAAACTCAACTTCAACCAGTATACCATTGTCTTGTGGATAAGAAACCACACTGTTTAGAGTTAACCTAGGATCTTGGCCTGCTATCCTTCGTATTTCATTTTCAATTTGGATTTGAACATCTACTGTATTAGGTTCAAACACAAAACTCCATAACGTAGTGCCGTATTCAGGTTTACCGGGCTTTTGTCCCTGGGGAATGTTCAATGCATTGATTAAATCTTGCACTACTAAATCTCTATCGACTGTTCTAAATTTTTTAGTTGGTCTTATTGAATTAGTGACCGATCCGGAACCACCATCACCACTATCAATAAATGATGTTTTACGAACTTGATCTATTTTTTGAGTGTTAAATCCTATAAAAGTAGCCATTTTTATATCCTATACCATATTTATGATGTGCTTGCCTTAAACATCTCTTTGCGAACTTCTTCAATTCTTTGTAAACATTTTTTATAATCAGCTTCTGCGGCTTGTGCTTCAGGAGAACTGTCACCATATATTTTCTTTGCATCGTAGTATTTTTTACGCAATACCCATTTATCATCATCTAATTTTGTTAGCTCAGCCTTTAATGTATCATATTTTTTACCACCTTCTGCTGATTGTTCCTTAGGGGTAGTAGATGTTGCATCAAACGCTAGAGGAGGAATGCCCTTGTCCCCTAACAATTTAGTACTTTGAGCCGATAGTGCTCCGGAATTAAAACTATTTTTTATAGCTGAAGCAATTTTTATATTGACCGGACCTCCTGTACCTAAAGTACTTGCGAGTGTTTTATCTAATGCCTTATCTCCTGCATCAGATATAACACCGGTTAATTTCTGCGGAATATTTGGTTTTAACGATTTAAATTTACTTACTGCTTTATTGAAAAGTCCGGCGACAGATCCCTTTAAACTAAAGTTTGATTTAGATTTATTTCCTGTCTTAAATGAATCTGCCATAGCTGTTGCATTATTTCCACTTGCAATAGCATTAGACGGTTTTATAGCATATGGACTAATTACTCCGCTTAAACTACTTGCACTAACATTAGTAACACTATTAACAGTAGGACTAGTAATTGGGGCATCAACTGAGATTGCTGAAGATGCAGATGTTTTTACATAGTCTACAGTTGAAGCAACTCCGGCAGAAACTGCACTTAATATAACCCCACCTGTTTGTGTTGGGCTTTCATTGCCTGTAATGATACCAGCATCAATCATCGATTTCTCACCCTGACTAATTAAATTGACCGCGGCATTAGATTGTGCTTGTTTGCTATTTAGGAAAGATTGAGTTGATGTAATACCATCTTTACCGGTCCAGCAGTTATCGGGCATAGCTTCATCTAATGTTTTACCTTCATTTATTAATTTATTAATTGCAACATCTGTTCCTGGTTTTAAATAACCAGTTGCAACCAATTGACTTGGATTTAATCCATATGGAGATAGGCTAGCCATTTTACCATTTGCACCCGATACAACACCTGCATTAGTTGCGATAGCATCTTTTGCAGGACCATTGCCGGCATTTACTGCAAGTTGACTAGCTAATGCAACAGTTGATCCTTGATCTAAATTATTGCTTGCATTACTAACTTGCGGGACAGTTGCGGTTACAGAAGGTGTTGTTGTTGTTACTGATGCATTTTGTGTTGATTGATTTACTGATTCAAGACTAGGAGAAGGTGCTGCAGGTAAATTAGCACCTGCATCTAAATTTGTTTTAACATTTACTCCTTTGTTTGCATCTTCCCAAGGAGAATGAGTAGGGGCACGACTTACAATACTTTGTAATTTATCAGGAGTTGATACATATCCCTTTGATGAATCGTACAAAGTATCATAATGGGCAGTTATTGGTAATTGTTTCACTTCTTCTGGGTTCAATGAACCTGAACCTGAATTCAACATTATATTAGGCCCGCCGTTTATATAATTGGTACCACCGCTTTTTAAACTGCTTTCACCTTTACTTTCAAAACTCATTTTACTATTAACTTTAAGAGTATGATTGCCTTTAGTATACTGTTCGAAAGTAGTTCCTGTATATTGAGTAGTTGAGTCAATGCTTTGTGTTTTTAATGTTTTTGCGGATATACTTAATTGATTGGCTGCATTAATATTGATATTATTATCTGCGTGTAAATTCAAATCACCTTGTGTTCTTATATTGACACTATTAGTAGCGTACATGTCAATCGTACCTTCTTTGCCCAACTCAATATAACTTTGTCCGTTTGAATGAATGATGAATAATGTTTGTGCAGTGTCACTCATTAATATCATATGACCAGTGCTTGTTCTAAATCTCAATAATTGGTCTTTTCCAAGTAGGTCGCCGTCATCCATTACGATACTATGCCCACCTAATCTACCAGTTACCTGAAAATTCTCAGCAGGCGTAGATGTGTTTTTAATTGCTTCTTCAATTGGTGGTTGACCTTCTCCTCCGTAACCTCCCTTATAGATAGGTCTGCCGGGAGTACTCATACCAAACACTCTACTTGGGCTTTCACGTGTACTGCTACTAGATATTACGCCTCTTGCAGGGTCTCTGATTAACCCCTGTTTATTTAAAATTGCTGCCTGATAACTATGAATTGGTCTAGGTTCCGTGTTTGGTGTTGAGCTATTATCTTGACCCTTATTTACATCATTATATTCTGTCACTGGCAACACTGATGCCCCACCATAACCTTCAGCTTCACCTGCGTTTGGAATCACAGCTTTAGCACTACCTATAGCAGGAACCATATGTGTCAATGATATAGGCGGTATATTACCAACATAATATCCTAGACTAGGATCACCGTTGATGAAAACACAAATAACTTCTGTTCCAATATCAGGTGGGGTAGCCCAAAAACCATAACTATTGCGGTTGCCTGTGAAAGTGCCGTCGCTATTGGGGCTACCTGTATTAGGTGTATACCCAAAGAAAGGACTAGAATAGCGAACAGTAGTCCAATTGTCAGGATCATTTTCATCGTATTCATTTAACCTTTTTAAATAAACTTGAATTTTTCCTGATCTTAAATTATCTATGTTATTCTTTACAATACCTATTATAGGATGAGGATATAATATAGCACTGCCACGATCATCGCGGTAGTTGCTTAATGTACCCCGTTGTTTAATGATATTTTCATTACTCATATAATATTATTTTCCTTCAAGCCGGCCAGTCGCACTGCGGCTAGGTTTGGCAGAATCTTTTTTGTTGACGGCAGCAAGTTTTTTTCTATATTCTTCCAATTGAAAATTATTTACTTTGTCTAAATTTCTAATTTTTACTGGTGCATTATCATCATTAACTGTTTGTGTAAATCTTGGTTTATAGTTTTTCATTCCGGCCGCACTACTTGAAGTAGTTGATGGTGGTTTACTAGGTAGTTTAGGCTTAGAAACAATGTTTGGTTTAGTTTTATTTGCATTTTGTCTTAATAGTCTGTTAACTTCAGCTTGAGATTGATTCTCATCTGCACGTAATCCACCACCACCTCCTGCACCTTTTGGTTGGTCTATAAATGATGGTATTACTGATTTTAATTCTTGCTTAAAAACACCACCTGAAAATCTACTTGTAACTTGGGTTAACATGTAAACCATTCTTCCATTTGTTCTTCGTTGGATCTCTGAGTCTTGTGGGTATGTCCAAAATACCACATTATCTTGTGGCTCTAAAATTCCCCAGTATGTATCATAATCTTTTACTTGTTTAAATCCTATCTCTATGAAAACTTCACCACTATTTGGATTAATTGTAAAATCAGGACCATAAAATAATTTAAACATATTTGCCGCGTCGCCGGCTTGACCAGGCATTAGATAATCCGGATCACCTAAAATAGTTATTGTTGCATTTAATAAATCTGTAGGACTATACAAATAACTTTTAAGACTATTAACTAATTCATTTGTACCTGGCAATTTGTTTGTAGAATCACCATTTTGCCCTGGTTCTCTACTATTACGTACAGAATCATTGGAATTAGTAGCATTTGGGGCAGAACTAGCTAAAGACCCTATGTTATAATATGCTAAATTAAAAGTTGCATTGAAATCTATAATCTCAGTATTATTACCTGAATAGTAATATTCATAAATTTTATGAGGGCCGTGATATTTCAAAGTTTTATTTAAGTATAATGTTTGAACATGAGGGATTCTATACTTTATGACATTGTAAGTGATTTCGTGTGCATATTGATTTCTTGCTTTATCATATCCAATGATTTTAACCATGGGTCTTGTGGTGTACCAATATAAATCTAACTGTTCAGACGTAGTTTGCACTGACGAATCATTTGGTTGTTTCTTTTGAAGTTCTTCTTTTTCAAGTTTGTTTAGTGAATTTTTTATGAATGTACTCTGAGTTATGATAGCTTCAATTGCAGTTAATACTGATGAGCCTTCAGCAATCTTAATTATTCTTTGATCTTTTGTAACTGATTGGGTACTTATTTGAGCAGTTCGTTCATTAACTTGACTAGCGTAACTAATTCCAGTAGACGATGGAGTATACGTTTTTACATAGTAATCTTGATCAACAATCAATGCATCTGCAATACCCGATTGGTCTTCAAACATAACTTTATATACATCAGCTATTTCTTGCGGAGCTGACGATTTAGGATCTTTTGGTGCTATTGTTAAATCTTTTTGTTGTTTATTAACTTTATCCAGAAGAGAATTTATAGCATTACTAACTGTGTCTGACACGATTTCAAATCCAGTTTTAATAACTCCCTTTTCAGATCCATACCCGATATTTTCATTTAGCATTTTTGCCTCAATATCATATACAGTAACCTTACCATCTAATTTAAAAGTAAGTTTACTGAAAATAATAGGGAAGGCTCTTTCAAAATTTGAATTACTATCAGTTTTAGTAGAGCTATTAGAATTAGGATCAGATAAATTTTTGACTAATTTACCTTTTTCGTCATATCCATAAAATCTTATTACTAATAAAAAAGGACATTGTAATGCTTGTATTTGTTGTTTAATATCACTTTTTATATTTGTTCGTTCTTGTATTTTTACTTGTGCGTTAACTAGTCTAGATAAAAATGAAACTCCAGTTGGTTCATAAATTTTAAATTTAAAACCACTTTGGTTTCCTGCAAATCGTGTAGCTTTAGCATTAGTAAGTGTAATTATTTCAAGATCATCTATGGTAAAATCTAAATCAAAAAATTCATTTCTAGCACCATCTAATTTTGAATTAATACCACCACTTTGCATTAAAAGAGATAAATCTTTTGTGAGCCATTTTCCATTAACATTCCAGTTATTATATGCTTCCGGTGTTATCCCATACAAACTTATGTTATAAGTATAACTGCTAAAAGCACTTAAAGGATTAGATGGACGTACAGGTGTTAATCTGTCACCTTTATCTCCAACTCCTTTTACTTCAACTGCTCGCCCTTTATAAACATCTTCATCATTTTGTGCAATTGGGGTGAGATTACCTTCGTTAGATTCAGCAGTTCCTGTAACAGCAGGAGTTGCATTATTATCTTGTACTTTATTTTCTGCAGGTTTAGTTTCTTCAGGATTTTCAGTGGGCGTTTTATTTTCTGTAGATTGATTAGGTTGACCCAATTCTGCTTCTAACTTTGCAATAGATGAATTATTTTTATCGATGGCAGCTTGTTGTGATTGTATGCTCTCTGCCATATTCTTAAGATAAGTATTTTTAATTGGGTCAGACAATGTACTAGGAATTTCAGAAGTCTGTAAAAAATAAGTCCTAGAATCAGCAACAGTTATGCTTCCTATTTCTGCAACTGGCCCTTTTCTTATCTCTAACTCTTTTTGCTTTTTTTCAGTATTACTAAGAGTAGAATCATTTCTTATTGCTGTTATTTGACCTACATAGAGATCAAGTTGAGTATTTCCGTTTTTAACAGCTTGTTTAAATGCATCATAATATTGAATAGATAGTTTTTTAGCTTCTTCTGCTTTTGCAACAGAAGCATCAAACTCGGCTTGATTTGTAACTGCCATTTTATAATCCTAACGCTGTTTGTAATGTTGCAGCTTGTGGTATGTAAATATTTTTACCTACTACAAAATCAAACAACGGATCGGCCAAAGTATTAGGATTTCTTTGTGCAAATACCCACCATAGTTTACTATCATCATACAAATCATACGCTAACAAATCAGGTCTTAAATGATATGTTTGAGTGATAGTCCAATATTGATCTAAGGTGTTTACCGGTATAGGTCTATTTGTCATGTTGTCAAGAAATTGTTGTTCGTAAATGCCTGTTAAATAGTAAGGACTTGTTTGTGGGTAACTCATTACCAAAAACCTTTCTTAAATAGTTCGCCAGTAGCATATTTTTCCACTGAAAATACATTTGTTGTATTTTTTCTAGTTACTATTGGATATGCTCCTATTTGTAATTGTATCTTAGTAGGTACATAAGTAGCCTTTGAATTAGACAAATATTGAAAATCAGGGTCCTGTGATATATATCCTCCCTTTTTTAATTTACTTCCACGTAACCGATCTAGTGCAGGAAAATAAGATTTAGTAAATGCTTGTGGTTTTGGAGTATATGCACTTAAATTTACACCAGCAAACTGTGTTGTACTTCCAGCACGTATATAATCAACATCATTAGGTAAAGTATATGTAAAACTATTAATTAACAATGGGTGATCGCTAAATTGATATTGTCCTAAACCAGATAGAAAGCACAAAGGAGGAGGTGTTCCTGCTCTTGGGCTACTATCTTTTCCAAAAAACATTTTAGTTACTGATCTGAAAAAGTGCATTACTGCTAATAAATAATCTGCTTCGTTTGTGTCTTGTGCTGTAAAATCGCAAGTTATTACAACATCCTCAACACTACTGTTTTTATAAAAATATTGTTTATAATTATTATGTACTAAATCTATTGCTTCATAGTTTGCTTTATAACCCATTTGTATTTGAGGTGTGTATGGAAATATGACACCTTTAGTTACTTGTAACGGATATAAAACATCACCCAACTTGGCAGCATTATAAAGATAATCATAAGCGTCTGTTGCCAATTGTAATCTTACTCTCCAGTCATCTTGTTCTCTTGTATTATCTTGCGCTTGTTCAACAGCTTCTTTTCTAACTTGATCTACTGATCCAGCAGTGTTGTTTCCAGTAGTTACATTATTACCAGCTGAAGACACTGGATTGTTCGTGATTGCTTCACGAATAGCACTATTTGTATTATTGACATTATCTGCGGCAAGCACTTGTGGATCTTGAGGTTCAGGTTTTACTTGAGCCTTTGCGATAGATTGTTCCGGTGATAATAAAGTATCTTGATTTACACTTGGGTCGGTAGTTGTTATATCAACATTGGTTACTGTTTGAGCATTGACGGTGCTTGCAGTTATAGGTTCAGTTATTTCTCCGGTTTGTTGTTGAGTAACAGGAGTAAACCCCGAATCAATTTGATCTTGTGTTAATCCTTCTCCGGTCTTTTGTAGGTCAGCCCCAGGATTTCGTGCTTTTTCAGCTGCCGCTTTTTGTTCTGCCGCAAGTGCTGCTGCCTTTTCTTCTTGCTCTGCCTTTTCAGCAGCCTTGACTTGTACATCTCTCCATCTTAATGTCCAGTCATCAATTTTTGCCTGTAATGCAGTTTCTTGCGCTTGAAATTTTGTAACTTCTGATTCTATCAGTGCTATATCTTTAGGATTAGCATTTGGTCGAGCTTTAAGATCCGCAAGATAATTTTCAGCTTCCCACAAATTACTTTGGGTTTTTTTTAACTGTTGACCGAGTTCGTTACCTTCTCTATTAAGTTGATAAAGTGTAGCCATGTTATATCCCCGAGTCTTCTGTTAGTGTAGATTTTTGTCTGATTTCTGTTTGGTTATTTGCCATGGTTATTCCTATACTAAATATATTTATCGCATAAAAAAACCCCCATTTTTACCAATACTTGTTGCATTTCTGCAACTAAAGTGTTATAATTGACCCATCATAACTACGGAGATATATGAGTATAGCAGTCAAAAAACCAGTAAATTATCTTAACAACAAAGATATTTTAAAAGAGATTCACACAAGCAAAAATGCATTTTGTACATTCTTACATCCAGAGGATCATAGATACGATTTCATCGTTGACATGCCCCAAGAGTCAATAGAAAAGAGTTTAGAATATGCATTAAAGCCTGAAATTATTCAACAAGCACGTGAAACAAGAGCTACTAGACTTAGTTTAGAATCAGGAGATAAAAATAGTGTTGATCCATTAAGTATTCCAATTATTGATTTGGTGTTTCGTGTAATGACTTGGGATCATATTCCAGTTGCGCCCAAACAACCTAGAAAAGTTGACAAGAAGAAAACAGCCAAAGATATTTTTGAGTTTGAAGATGATTCAGACGAAATTTTTGCTGACTTAGAAGATCCTACTACTGCAAAGGAAATTGATGACATGGTTCATGTAAAAGTTAATTTTCCACCATTCCAACACTTTCAGTTAGATACCAATAATTCATTTAATTGTATCGGCAAAAGTCATTGGAAGGGTACACTGCAAGATGGTGAATTCAGTAAAGATCATGGAAATATTACAAATAAATTAGCACGTATGTATATTATGATGTGTGAAAAGTATGCTATGAAGTTTAATTGGCGTGGCTACACATACAATGATGAAATGCGTAACTCAGCTATTCTTCAACTCACATATGTTGGTTTAAGATTCAATGAAGCCAAAAGTGCAAACCCATTTGCTTATTACACAGCAGCCATTACAAATAGTTTCTGTCGTGTATTGAACACGGAAAAGCGAAATCAAAATATCCGTGATGACATTTTAGAAATTAATGGGTTGAATCCTAGCTGGACTCGTCAAGGATCTAGTTCAACAGTATACGAGGAATAAACTTAGTGATTGATATCAAATATTCAATAGACACTGCTGGATATGATGTTAATTCATTGGGTTATCGTTCGGTTGAGTTTAACCAAGTTGATTGGGCTAACAGTTATATTATTCAAGGGTGTAGCCAAGTATTCGGAGAAAGTACTATGGATAACAACAAAATTGTATCCTTTTACTTATCCGAATTATTAAATGCTCCAGTAATAAATTTAGGTGTTCCTGGGGCGGGAATGGATATTCAATATATTAACACACTTGATATATTAGAACAGAATATAAAACCTAAAGGAGTTTTCATTGTTTATCCTAATTTAGAACGATATACACTTTACTCAAATGACATTCCATCACACAAAGGTGGATGGTCAGAAGAAGAATTTTTAAAATGGATATCCGATGGCAACAGTAGAAAACATAATTTAAATTTAGTTAGAGGTTATCGTTTATTATGGAAACTATATAACATACCTTTATACGAATGGTCACATCTTCCAGAAAACAGTGATATTTGCAAAACTGATTTTGAATGGTATAGAGCTTCATACATGTCAGATAGGGCGCCCGACGGACATCACTGGGGACAAAAAACAATTCAGGGTGTGGCAGAAAAGTTATTTGAACTTACTACGGCAACCTAATAACTTGAAATACCAAACAATAAATGTTATTATTGATAGATGATTAATCTTTTTAAAAAAGCCGCAGTATTTACAGACATTCATTTTGGTTTAAAGAGCAACAGTTTACAACACAACCAAGATTGTATTAATTTCGTAGACTGGTTTATTGAGAAAGCAAAACAAGAGGGTTGTGAAACTTGTTTGTTCTTAGGTGATTATAATCATCACCGCGCTAGTATTAATATTCATACATTACAATTTGGATTACAAGCACTTGAGAAATTAAGTGCCGCATTTGATCGGGTATTTTTCATACCCGGTAACCACGACTTATATTATCGTGATAGACGAGATATTCACAGTGTTGAATGGGCTAAACATTTACCTAACATTACAATTGTTAACGATTGGTTCAATGAGGGCGATGTAGTTATTGCTCCATGGCTTGTGCAAGATGATTATAAAAAGATTCAAAAACTAAAGGGCAAGTATATGTTCGGACATTTTGAATTACCTAACTTTTTTATGAATGCTATGGTAGAGATGCCCGATCACGGGGAGATTAGTGCTGACCACTTTAATGGATTTGAAATGACATTCAGCGGTCACTTTCATAAACGACAAGCAAAGAAAAACATATGGTATATCGGTAATGCTTTCCCACATAACTATGCTGATGCAGGTGATGATGCTAGAGGCATGATGATATTAGAATGGGGAAGTGATCCTGTATTCCATAGTTGGCCAAATCAACCATTATTCAGAGTTTACAAACTCAGTGACATATTAGAAAATCCTAAGGGCTTGCTATTAACTGACAGTCATGTTAGAGTTCATCTTGACATTGATATCAGTTATGAAGAAGCAAACTTTATTCGGGAAACACTTATTCCAGAACATAAACTACGTGAAATGGCATTGATACCTATGAAGGTTGAACAAATAGAACAAACTGCTAACGGTGGCTTAAAGTTTGAAAGTGTTGACCAAATCGTCATTGACCAAATTAACAGTATTGAGTCAAATACGTTTGACAAAAAGATTTTACTAGAGATTTACAACAACTTATGATTTTATTGAAGAATATTACCCTACGTAATTTTTTGAGTATCGGACAAGTAACGCAAGCAGTTGACTTTAATCGACAAGACTTAACACTTATTCTGGGTGAGAACTTAGACTTAGGTGGTGATGGTGCTCGTAATGGTACAGGTAAAACGAGTCTTATTCAAGGCTTAAGTTATGCATTATTTGGTGTACCTATTAACTCAATCAGAAAAGATAATTTAGTTAATCGTACAAATGCCAAAGGCATGTTAGTTACACTTGAATTTAGTGTAGGTGGTATTGATTATAAGATTGAGCGTGGTCGTAAGCCAAACTTATTAAGATTTTATGTAAACAGTGATTTACAAAAAGGCACAGATGATGCACAGGGTGAGAACAAAGAAACACAAGCACAAATTGAAAAAGTATTGTGCATGTCCAGTAGCATGTTCCGCCATATCGTAGCATTGAATACATATTCAGAACCGTTTTTAGCATTAAAGAACAATGAACAACGTGAAATTATTGAGCAGTTGTTGGGTATTACTTTGTTATCAGAAAAAGCAGAGGTTATCAAAACTCTACTTAAAAATACAAAAGACGATATACAAGCAGAAGAATTTAAAGTCAAAGCCATTGAAGAAGCCAATAAACGAGTCAAAGAACAAATTGAAAGTTTTAAGCGTAGACAAGGTCTTTGGCAAAAGAAACATGAAAGTGATTTGGCTTATCTAGCATCTCAATATGAAGACCTTATAAAAATTGACATTGGAAAAGAATTACTAGCGCACAAAGAATTAGTTATTTGGAACGAAAAGAAAAAACAACAAGATACATACACTGCTTTATCGGCTAGAC